GGCCCAGTATAAGGTTGGTAAGGATTACCTCTGCCTCGATAAAATTTTCCATAACGTTGACTGTATCCACCAAATCTAACTTTATTTTTTGCAAGTTCAGCTTTTTTTAATTCTAATTTTCGTTGCATTTCAATGTATCGCTGGTCTTTTAAATACATATTATATTGTGCACCAGCTAAACCTAAATCAGCTACTAACTGAATTTCACTTAATCGCATGCTTTTATTAAGATTTGAAATAGATCGATTAATAGAATCGTTTTTAACTTTCATTCCAATTTCTATTCGGTTAATATCTTCAGCTCCAGTATCTTCTATTTGTTTATTAATTGCTTTAAATGAACCACTATCAAAAGGGTCATAACCAGAACCACTAGCAAAAACTTCATTATTAGCTTGTAAATTTATTGTTAAATCTAATCTTTCATTAATATCTATTAATGCTTGAGATTTATTTAATAATTTATCAGTATGTAATTGTTGTAAATTTTGGAAATCAGCATTTCTTTGACTAGCAAATCCAAGAACAGATTTTAGGCCTTGCAAGGCAAAAAATGTCATTGATAAAGACATTAACTAAATTGCACCTCCAACGCCATACCTAAAACTTTTAAAGGTAAAGGGTCATTTTGTGTTACTGTTACTGTTGGGGATTTATCATATCCCAAAAAGTAAAATTCTCTTTTGCCAGTTTGTTTTGTCAAATCACTACCCACAGTAAATCCACTTTGTAATATTACCAATTCATGTGCCGAAGCCGTATTAGGCGACTGCAATGATACATCTAATGTATCAGCTACATCAATTATGCAACGCACTATTCTACGAGGCAATCCTGTTAATGGGCCAGTATCCGTTTCAGCGTCTATAGGCATTGTTTCTAATTCAGGCGTATAATTAAATCCGACACTTACCCCTGTTGGTTGTGGGTCAACTGTGAACGTTAATGTGTCAGTTCCTGACACAGTAAAAGCTCCTAAAGACGAATTACCATAGACTGCATTAACTGATTCATTGGTATAAATACCATTGACAGTATGTAAAAATCCTTTGGTAAACGTAATAGAAGCATTATCTGCTGGGGAGGAAGCCAAAGCAGTATTTAATGTTAATGTATATGTGCCACTACCATTGTTTGTAACAGCCGTTATTCTGTACGTGCCTGTAACACCACTAATAGTAAATTCTTCTTGTATTTCTGGATTAGACGTTAATCCGTCTGTAATTAATGTAAGTCCTGACTGCGAAGCACCTTTAACAAGAGGAGTACCACGTTGGGAGAGCGTGGAGGTGGAGGAGCAATCAAGACTTATAGAATCATCTTCGCCAAATTTCTCTAGCGTATAAACTGTACTACCATTTAGTGATCGTTTACCAACACAAAATAAATGTTCATTGGCACTTGTTACACTATGAAATGTATCACCTGTTCGTGTACTCCATAATGTCCATCCAGCTATATCTTCATCACGTATTGAATGAAACACAGCTAGTTTACCACTATGTGTAGAACCAGAATTTGTAAAAATAGCAAATTGTTCAGGACGTGTAGATGAACCACTCAACATAGCTATATCTTTTGGGCTATCAATTAAATGGTTAGCTAATACCGATATATTTGTAGAAACATATCCAGCTTCACTATCGGAATAAATAAATTCTCTTACAGCTCTACCATTTTTTTGCGTATACAATGATGCTCCATCAAAAAGGATTGGACGAGTACGAGAACACCCATAAGGAGTTTGTCGTCTAAAAACTATATTACTAGGAGTAATAGCTGAAGTATCAGACGAAGTAGGTATTATGTATTCACCACTATCGGTAAATATTTGAAGATTAGAACCTGAATACAAATGACGTATTTCGTTGACTTGGTCACCACCAATAGCAACATCAATACCTTCACTTGATAATCCTGTACCAACACTAAAATTAGAATAATCACCTACATGACTTGCGTTAACAGAAGATGGTTTGGATTTAACACCAGCTATCCATAATCTATTATCGTGAAATGTTATCGCTTGAGGGTATCCTCTATGCGAAGAAATAAGTTGTTCATCCCAATCAGATTCAGCACTTGTACCAGCTAATGTTTCTCGTATATTTCCTACAACAACTGTTGTATTTGTTCGTGAAACTATATCTATTTCTTTGCCACCAATACGAATAGTTTTATCTACCCAATTATCATCTGAATCAAATATACCACTTGAAGCTGTTACATTAACTGACGTTCCTGTAGTTGAAGCTGGTGTTAAAGTTACTGCACTATCTTCATATTTATAATATGGTTGATACCTAGGGTATCCTGAACTGTGAGAAGCCCAATCATATACACTTGCTGTAAAAGAACTAGCACTTACTCGTTTAATTTTTATTGTTGGATTATCTCTATGAGTAATAAATACCGTATCCCCAAATTGAGCTAAATTTAATTCAAATAATTGAGCTGTCGTCCAATTACAATTAGTTGTATAATTGCTTTGGATAACAGCTCCAGCACTAGAATAAACGTCCAACCGATTGTTGGATAGTGCAAATATTGCTACTTCATCATCTGAAAAAACAAATGGAAGTAATCTAGCTTCTGCTGGTAGTGTTTGTTTATACGTAGTACCTTGTCTACGCATTAAACCTCCACTATCCATCATGTACCAATTTCGTAAAGTTTGAGCTCCATTAAAATAAGCTTTAGCGTCTGTTCTTGTTTTTAATAAAGGGTTAAGCTCTCCAGCACTAAAATTAGATAGAACTGTTCTAAGTGTTCTAGCCATTTTACCTCGTAGATTGACGCAGATTAATAAAACGTGATTGATCTAATTGTTTTGTTGTTCTTTCTGCCGAATCAACATTCTTAGCTATTAAATATTGTCGTTCAGCCATTTCAGCAAATTGTTTAATCATTCCTGAATCTCTTGCGATTGAACCAGCAAATAAACTGGCTAATGTATATTCAAGAGCTAAAATAAAATGAGGAGGAAATTCAGATTCATCTGCTCTATAAATATAATCACATACAACAGTAGAGCTACTGCCGTAGTTATCTAAAAAAACTTTATCACCATATCGTTCATATGGAATAACAATATCATTAACTGTGAGAGTAATTAATTGTAATAATTCAGGGCTTGTTGGTAATTGATACGCATACGCATATCTACCTGTTGGTGCAGATGTTAATAAACTTAATTGTTTTTGTTCAGTTGCAAATCTCCATCTATGACGAGTTAAAGCAGATTTTAATATATCTTCATAAACCACATTACATACATTAGCTTCAGTACTATTATCTGAAAAAGATGTAATGGTGTTTGCTCCAATCATTACAAGAGCTGTGGAGCATATATCTACTTTTGTTGTTGCCATAATAATTTAAAACAAGGGGGGAAAATCCCCCCTCATTATTTTAATTTAAGCAAGTATTACTGTTGTTACAGTTGAACTTGAAGAAGCAGATACTATAAGAATATCTACAACTCCATTTGAGCCACCACTATTTACAAAAATAATATCTCCAGCAGTTAGTATTCCATAATCTGCTAAAAAGTAATCAGCGTCATCTATTGTGCCGATAGCGTCTCCGTCTGTATAGTACCAAAGAGCGTTAGAATCTCCCATTTGGGAAATCTTTTTTATTGGGTTGCTAGTTGCATAAGCCATAATTAATCTCCTTTCCTATTCAGTACAAAGTTGAACCCTAATAGCGTCACCGTCAATCGCTACAGCTCCCATTGAAAGAGAAGAAGTAACAAGGTTAGACACTTTTTCAGGAATATAATTAACTTCAGTTTTAACATCTTGTCCAATACCTAAACCAGTAGAGGATTTGTGCCATGCTAAAGTTAATCTATCTGAACTTGAAGTGCTCAAACCAGAATGCACGAACCATAAGAAGCCCATCCATCTTTTTGCAGTAGATTCACCATTAGTAAATGGTAGGTTTTCCGTACCAACGTATTCGGCACGAGAAAATTGGTCAACACTCATTAGGTCACCCCATTGAGCTGGGCCTACAGCCCAATATCTTTGACCATCGTCAGGAACATCATTAGAACCAAAAACATTTTGCATATTTTTAGCTTTGATTAATGTCATTCCTGTAGCAGATGAGTTAACATTAGCCGCGATTGAAGTACCAGCGTCCAAAACATCAATTAGGATTTGGTCAGTTTTTCTTCCCAAAGCATAAGCGGCATTTTGTGCAACGACTTGTCTTTCGTCAATGTTAATTTTTAACTCATCTAGTTTGTCAATGTAGTCAGCGGCAAAGTAATCCGTTAAAGTTGCAGACACGTTAGAGTGAGCTAAGTTCATAGCAACTACTTCAGCATGTCTTGCTTTTGTAGAAGCTGTTCCCTTTGCAACCTTTTGGAATTTTACACTAGAGCCACTAACACCGTTCACAGTTCTTACCAAATTTTTTAATTTAGAACCCATACGTTGATACGCCATGTGTACTTCTGATTCAAACTGAGTAATAAAAGCATTAGTAATAGTACTAGCCATTTTTATTCTCCATAAGTTAAGGTTTCGATTGTCTTTTGAGCTGGTTGAAAGTTATCCAAATGGGCAATCGTCTTAACTCTAAAGGTCTTAAGGGATTAATGACTAATCAAGAGATTTTTCGCAACGCACATTTATTATCTCCTCTATGCACCCACGAGGAATAATGGTTGTACGCCCTACTTCAGTATCACCAATATCTTCAGGTATATCAGCCGATATTTTTATATCCGTATCTGTTTCTTGTGCTACCCATCCAACACTATGAATAACAGCAGAATTAGTTTTAATAACATCTGTCATATCGTGCCATGTACCTGAATCAACTTCCCTTGTATCTCGCCAAATTATTTTGACTAATTTATTCATCATACTTGTTCAAATAATTTAGATATTCGTGAAATATAAGTTGGGTCTTTTTCTCCATCTTTCCAATAACGAGGGTCTTTCATCATCATTCGTAAATCAGCTAAAGAAGGTTTACTATCAACGGCTGTAGGAGTTTGAGGCATTACTGCACTTTTATTTAATGCCATTATTTCTTCTAAAGCTTTTACTCCTTCTGCTGTTGAAGATAACTTAGCTACTGTTGAATAAGCATTTTCTGATAAATGTTTTTT